AACGTCCGCTGAGCGAGATGCTGGATAGCGAAGACGATGATGTGATTTTTCATCACGAAGAGCTCGAAGCAGACCTTGAAGAATTCTCAGGAGCCGGAGCTGTTGCAGGATATGTCGAGCCTCTCCACGGTCCAGGCGGCTCAGCGCAAGGTCGCAGGCAGTTTTACAATCGGATGGCAAAGCCCTACGGGGCAAAATATTTACGCGATCCACTGAAAACAGCAAAAGCGAGACCATAATTATAAAATGAAGCGTTGATTCGTACGATATCTTCGCTTCCCTTCTACGACTAAGAATCATCTTTCTTTTAGAAGTTAAGCATTAACTATTAAACATTAAGGACATCGCTATGGGTATCAATTTTGACGCGCTCCGCAAGCGTCTCGACAATCTGTCTGGCAACAACAAGAAGAGCTCTTCCTCTTGGAAGCCCAAGGAAGGCGAGGAATACACGATCCGTCTGCTTTCTTTCCCAAACAACGAGGGCCAGCCCTTCAAGGAGCTCTGGTTCTACTACAACATCGGCAACAATCCAGGCCTCCTCGCTCCCTACCAGTTCGGCAAGGCAGATCCCATCCAGGACCTGATCAACAAGCTTCGCGATGAGGGCACCAAGGAGTCCTACGAGCTTGCTAAGAAGCTCTACCCGAAGATGCGTTGCTACGCTCCCGTCGTCGTCCGCGGCGAGGAGGACAAGGGCGTGCAGATCTGGGCATTCGGTAAGCAGGTTTACCAGTCGCTCCTTGCGATCATGCTCGACGAGGATTACGGTGACATCACCGATCCCGAGAGCGGTCGTGACGTGAAGGTTCGCTGCTTCAAGCCCAACGGCAAGAAGTACACTGAGACTGAGGTCATGCCTCGCGGCAAGTCGTCTGCTCTCACCACAAATGTGGCAACTGCCAAGCAGTGGACGAGCAACATCCCAGATGTGTCCAAGATGTTTGACCTGAAGTCGACTGACGAGCTCACGAAGATCGTCAATGACTGGATCAACGGCGGCATGCAGGATGGTGACGGCACCTACAAGGGCGGTCCTGCCACCACAGATGATGATGACACGACTACAACCACCACGACCACAACAACGCAGAAAACTGCAGCGGTTACCAATACCGCACCGGCAGGTGGCAAGAAGAGTGGCAACTACTCCTCGATCGATGACGCGTTCGAGGATTTGATGGGCGACTGATCGCTCACTAAGAACTAGGCAGGACGCGGGTTGTAATCTGACTCGCGTCCTGTTATAGTATTCACAGGAGAAAACATGGCAAGACTTTCTAAAGAAAAGAAAGGCGTCGATGACCTCGGTGGTGACTTTACTGCTGAGCTCATCTCATCGCTCAACAAAGAAAACGGATCTCGAATTGCTTACAACCTTGCAGAGGACGAGTCGCCCACGCACGTGAAAAGCTGGGTGTCAACTGGCTCCACACTGCTTGATTACATCATCTCCAACCGCAAAAATGGTGGGCTTCCAGTCGGTCGAATCATCGAGATCTTCGGGCCGCCATCGATCGGTAAGTCGCACATTGCTACGCAGATCGCTCGATCGACCCAGCAGATGGGTGGTATCGCTGTCTACATCGACACTGAGAATGCAACATCTGTGGAGAATTTGCAGGCACTGGGTGTTGATGTCACTAAACGATTCGTTTACGTCGACACACACTGTACCGAGGATGTCTTTGACACTGCAGAGAAGACGATCCTGAAGGCAAAGGCGATGCAGAAAGACGTCCCAATCACGATCATCTGGGACAGCGTCGCCGCATCATCACCCAAGGCAGAGCTGCTGGGCGACTATGACAAGGAGACGATCGGCCTCCAAGCACGCGCAATCTCCAAGGGTATGCGTAAGATCACGGGCGTCATCGGCGATCAGAACGTGCTAATGATCTGCTTAAATCAGATTCGCACAAAGATCGGCGTGCTTCATGGTGACCCGACCACTGTCCCAGGTGGCATGGCAATCCCATTTCACGCTTCAGTGCGACTGAAGTTAGGCGCCGGTCAGCAGATCAAAAACAAGAATGACGACGTCATCGGCATTAATGTCTCTGCGAAAACAATCAAGAACAAGGTGTCACCTCCGTTCCGAACTGCCAATTTCCAGATCCACTTTGGCAAGGGCATCGTCGAGCACGAAGAGATTTTTGATGTGCTTCGAGAGGCAGGCGAGCGTCAGATCGGCGACAATATCATCTGTGTGTCTGGCACGACCGCTTGGAAAGTTTTCACGGTGACCAACGTCACAAGCGGGACGACGCTCATCGAGAAGAAGTTCCACAAGACTGACTTTGGCGACATGCTGAAAGATCCGCAGTACAAGGATTATCTTGAGGATCTGATCGATGCCGTCATGGTGAGAACACGCGATGATGCTGATCTCGTTGCTGCTGGCGATGAGGAAAATGAGTGATCTGAGTAGATCGCAAACCGTGCTGTTGGTGGACGCGATGGGCCTGTATCTGAGGCACTTCGTCGCCCACCCAGCAATGGGCAAAGACGGTCAACACGTTGGTGGGATCGTTGGTTTCTTGCTGGACTTGAAAAGAATTGTTGAGAAATACAAGCCGCACCCTGTCTATGTTATCTGGGAAGGCGGCGGTTCACCGAGAAGACGCGCAATTTACAAAGATTATAAAAGTCATCGACGCCCGGAGCGTCTTAATCGCTTCTACGAGAACGACATACCTGCGACCGTGTCAGATCGCGACAACCAGATCAAGACGCTTGTTAAGTTATTGAAGCTGACTCCTATCTGCCAGATCTATGTGCCCGATTGCGAAGCTGATGATGTGATCGGTTATATGTCACGCTATCACTTCAAAGATGCGCTGAAGATAATCTTATCAGCAGATAAAGATTATTACCAGCTCATCTCTGAGGGGTCGATCATCTACTCACCTACCTGGAAGAAACTAATCCAGGAACAAGAAGTCATTGAGCGCTTTGGCGTGCATCCCGTCAATTTTGCGCTGGCTAAAGCAGTGTGCGGCGATGACTCAGATAACATACCCGGAGTGGACGGTGTCGGCTTCAAGACGCTTGCCAAGCGTTTTCCAAATCTGGCAAGTGATGAAGAAGTAACTTTAGAAGAGCTTTTGACAGAATCAAAAGCCAAAGTTGAAGCAGGCTCTAAAGTGCAAGCATACAAGAATATTTCAGACAATGCAGTGCTCATTCAGCGTAATTTATCTCTTGTCTTGCTAGACACAGCAAACCTTGCAGCCTACCAGATTGAGCGAATTAACGGCATCTGTGATAATTTTAAGCCCTCACGTAATAAGATTGAGTTTATACGGGCCCTACTCAACGAGGGCATACAAACCTTCAACGTCGACCAATTCTTCCTAGCATTGTCTCACATTCAAACGAGTTAACATGCACGATCCGTATTTTAAGCAGTATGGCAAGCAGTTCCAAGAAAAAATCTTTCAAGGGCTCTTGACAGACAGGACCTGGGCAACACAGATGATCGAGATCATGTCGCCCACTTTCTTTGAGCTCAAGTATCTGCAATACTTGACGCAGCGCTACTTCGATTACTATCAGAAATATAAAGACTTTCCAACGCTATCTCTTCTCGTCACCATCATTCGTGACGATCTCAAAGAGGGCAAGGATGTTGTCCTTCGCGACCAGATCGTTGAGTATCTACAACGCATCCGCGTTAATCCTGACATGGGCGACGTGCAGTACGTCAAGGATAAGACACTTGACTTCTGCAAAAAGCAGGCAATGAAGGAGGCGCTTGAGAAAGCCGTTGAGATGATCGCAACAGATAATCTCGATTCTGTCATGGATCTCATGAAGAATGCGCTTTCTGCGGGCACACCTGCAGCAATCGGTCATGATTTCTTTGAGGACACAGAGGCGAGATTTATCAGGACGCGTCGTCTAACATGCCCAACTGGATTGCCTCTCATCGATGCACAAGATGTGCTAAATGGTGGACTTGGGCGCGGCGAGCTTGGTGTGATCATCGCACCGACAGGTGTTGGTAAATGCACATCGGGTGACGCATATATAACGATCAGGACTATGGAGATCGTTATCAATGGCACAAGATACAAAGCATGGGATAAAGTTAGAACAAAGCGAGGTCTTGTCTACGCAAGAGACGTTATCGAGTCAGACGAGCTTGCCTAAGTTAGAATGCAAAATCTGCGGGTTTGCATCCGACTATTCAATTATTAGTCATATCACCAAGCGTCATAAAATGACGACTTCTGAATATCGGACGCAATACCCAGATGAAAAATTGCAAATTATGAAAGATGAGCAGCGTAAAAAGCTTAGTGATATAGGAAAACAACGCCTTGAAGATCCTGATGCGCTTCAAAGATTCAAAGAATGGCGTTCATATCCTTCTGAAATAAAGCACTGGACCAGAAAAGGTTACACAAGTGAAGAAGCTGTTGAAAAAGTAGCTCTATTTCAAAAATCGCAGGCAGAAAAGGGTGACAACGATGCGACGCGTGAAAAATATTCATTGCGCTCAAAGGGCACAAATAATCCTATGTCGCTTGAATCTATTTCAAAGCGTCACAATGTGTCAAAAGAAGAAGCTCGGCTGCTTACACCGTGTTTCGGGCGCGTCAAAGAAAAGCACCCAATGTTTGGTAAGCAACATACACCTTCTTCACTTGAAAAAATAGCAAAGAATACACCTAAAACACAAAAAAATCGCGCTAAAGCAGAAGATGAAATCGCAAATCAAGTTGCCCAGCTAGGTTATTCTGTTCGACAGAATGTCGGTATCGGAAGGTATAATGTCGATCTTGTGATTGATGATATCAAGCTTGTCATCGAATATTTTGGTGATCTATGGCATTGCAATCCAGCAAGATTTGAAAAAAATGACTATAACAAGCGGATTAAACTCTACACCTATGAGCGGTGGGATAGAGACAATACAAAGCTTGTTAATCTTGCAAATGCAGGTTATGATGTATTAGTAATATGGGAAGCAGACTGGAACGCATCCCCACAACTACAAATAAAGAGAGTTCAAGATGCTGCAGATACAGCACGTAGATTGCATCGAAAAAGTCAAGATTGTTGATCTATTTTCTTCATTGTCACTCCAGACAGAAAGTGCGTGTGAGACACCAAACAGCTGGCCCATAGAAGTATTGTCATTTGACACTTTCTACCCTATTGAAGGTTTTAGAACGACTGCACCACTTGACACACTTCTTGTAAAAACAGATGACGGACGTGAGCTTGAAGCCGCCGAAGAGCATCTGATGATGTCGGGCACAAGAAAAGATTGGGTCTATCTAAAAGATCTTCATATTGGTGATACACTTATCTCTCATAACACATCTCCCAAGATCGTCTCAATTGAGAAATGTAGAGATCAGCAGACACTATTTGACATGCAGGTCTCAATTGCACATTCTTACATGACGAACGGGTTATTGTCACATAACTCACACTTTCTTGTTCAAATGGGTGCGGAGGCATTGCGTGCCGGTAAAAATGTCGTTCATTATACCTTTGAGCTATCTGAAACAGCTGTTGGTCTTCGTTATGACTCTAATCTTTGCAGCATTCCAAGCAGCGACGTGATCGATCGCAAAGAGGAAGTCATCGATTTCTACAAGAACAACAATCTCGGTCGCCTAATTATTAAGGAATACCCGACGGGCACTCCTTCTGTGCAGACACTTCGAAATCACATTGAGAAGCTACTGCTTAAATCGTTCGTGCCCAGCGTCATTGTGATCGACTACGCAGACATCATGAAATCATCTCGCAAATTTGATTCACTTCGACACGAATTGAAGCTCGTCTATGAGGAGCTACGTAATATGGCGATGGATCTTAATGTTCCAATCTGGACAGCGTCTCAAGCGAATCGCGACGCTTCTAATTCAGAAATTGTGGGTCTTGAGAATATGTCTGAGGCATACGGTAAGGCAATGGTCGCTGACGTCGTGCTTTCAATCTCTCGAAAGCCTAATGAGAAAGCAACAGGTGCAGGACGCATCTTTGTGGCAAAGAATCGTGCAGGACGAGATGGCATGCTTTACCCGATGCGCATTGACACATCGATGTCTAAGTTCCAGTTGATGGACACCAACGAGATGACAGTCGATGATGTCGTCAAAGCAGACGGTTCAAGCATGAAGAAGCTTCTCAAAGAGAAGTGGGAAGAGATTAACGGTAAGTGAATGCGAGTTATTGTAAGAGAGGAGTTTCACTATGACTTTGAATGATAAAGTTGTCGAGTATTTTGGAGGAGATGATCTGGCAGCAGATGTCTTCAACAAGTACGCGCTACGAGATGTTGTGGGTAAGCGTATTGAGACGCTGCCGACAGACACGTTTCGACGTCTTGCAAAAGAATTTGCACGCATTGAAGCTAATTACCCGAACCCCATGTCTGAAGACGAGATCTTCGGGTTGCTGGATGGTTTCAAGAAAGTCGTCCCACAAGGCTCACCACTCTCAGGCATTGGCAACCCACACCAGCTACAGTCTCTGTCAAACTGCTTCGTCATCGATCAGCCCCATGACTCTTACGGTGGCATTCTATTTGCTGACCAGGAGCAGGTCCAGATCATGAAGCGTCGCGGCGGTGTGGGAATGGATGTGTCAAACATTCGACCCAAGGGCCAGACCACCACCAACGCCGCCCGTACCACCGACGGCATCGGCGTCTTCATGGAGCGGTTCAG